CGCGCTGGCCGTTGAGCCGGATGCGCCCGGGTGGGTACGGCCGCGCCTGGCGGCCGGTCAGCACCAGCGGCTGGCCGTTGGCGGCCAGCACGGCATCGCCCTGGTCGGTGACGGTGCGCGGGATGGCGGCGACGAACACCGACTCGCCCGGGGCGCGTTCGGTGGTCTCGGCGGCCAGCCACTCGCCCACGCCGATGAGCCGCGTGCCGGCCGGATGGGCTTGTGGTGTGGTGTCGAGCACGCCTCTGGCGAGATCGACCGTGCCGGCGGTGGCATCGAAGGCGAGGATCGCCACCGCCTCGCGGATCTGGCCTGCGGCATCGACCAGATAGGCGTAGTCGCCGATGCTCAGGCGCTCGGGCTGGGACAGCGCCGTCACCGGCACGGCCAGCGCATCGGCCTCGCTCGCCGGCAGCGCGGCATCGAGCGTGAGCAGCGGCGCGTAGTCCTCGCCCGTCACGGGCGCGAGATCGCCGCTGGAGGCGCCGGTGGCCAGTTGCCAGTTGAGCTGCCCTTGGCCACCGGCGGCCGCCAGCGCGCCGACGTAGGTGTCGGTGTCGGTGATCTGGGCCAGATCGGCCCGGCTCAGGTTGCGCGCCAGTTCCCAGTACGGCACTTCCACCGCCAGCACCAGGGCTGGCGGCAGCGCCTCCAGCGGCGGCTCCTCGACGTGCGGCGGCGGCGGCGAGAGCACGGTATCGCTCATCCCGAACACGTCTTCCACCGCCTCGATGCGCCACTCGGCCGCGCCCAGGGTGCCGGTGTCGATGCCGGTCACGCGCACGACCATGCGCTCGATGCCCAGCCGCGGCCAGTGCAGCAGGAACACCTCGCCCGGCAAGGGCGGGCGGTCCAGCGCAGTGGGGGCAATGGTGAACGTCATGCGCGCCAGCGGCGAGCCCAGCGCGCGCAGGTCGCGCAGCGCGAGCTGCGCGGCCAGCGGACCAAAGCTCACGCCCGGGTAGTCGCGGCGCTGGTTGATCACGCCGCCTTGCAGCTGGATGGCGGCCAGGTTCTGCGCCGAGACGGTGGCTTCCTTGCCGGTGGCCCAGTCGGTGTAGACCACGGTGATCTCGTTCGGCAGCTCGCCCCACTGCGCGCGCTCGAAGCGCTCCATGCGCACGATCTCATCCGGCCCCAGCTGCGGCAGGCTGTCGATCCAGTAGTCGTCGCGCAGCAGTTTCAGCTCGAACGTGCCTTGCTCCGGGTCGATGTAGAGGATGCCGCCGATGTGATCGAGCACCTGGGCGATGAAGCTCTCGATGGGCTGCTGGCGCGTCCAGATCAGGTTCAGGCCGAACTGCTCGCTGGCCAGCGTCCAGACGGCCCCCGCGAAGCTGTTGCCGATGGCGCTCAGCGGATAGCCCATGCCCCAGTGCGGGTCGGTGAGGCACTGCACCAGGATGTGCGCCGGGTTCATGCCGATGGTCTGCCAGCGGTGCGCCGTCTCATCCCAGGCGCGGATTTCGGCATCAAGCGCGCCCCAGACCTCCCCATGCCAGCCCGCCGTGAAGCGCCGCACCCGCACCGCCCAGGGCTTCAGGTACGGGTTGTTCGCGGCCACCTGCACCTTGCGCGCCACGATCGACAGCACCCCGCGGAACGCCGGGATGGATGCCCCCAGGCGGCTCATCAGGTAGTCGTTGCGGCCCTGGGTGGCCGCGCCGTCCAGCACGTCGAGATCGCCCACCACCCCGCCTTCGCGCTCGTCGCCGCCGAACAGCATGGGCGCGTGGATGTGGAGGCGCCCCAGCCCATGCCCGCGCGGCAGGACCGCGCGGCTGGCATCGCCCCACGCGGTGCGCTCGCCCATCTGGATTTCCTGCACGGCGTCCACCGGCCCCTGGCACAGCACCAGATGCAGGCCCATCCGGTAGCGGTAGCCGACCGTCTGCTTCTTGCTTTTGCCACCCATCAGCGCGGCTCCTGCTGCCGCTGGCGGGCGATTTCGACCACGCGCAGCGCCATCGCATCCCCGGTGGCCAGCATCGTCTCGGCGGCGATGCCCTCACGCAGGAAGGCGCGGAAGTCCAGACCCTGCCGCGCAAACCACGCGCGCGCGCCGTGCACGCACATCCCCGCGGCGCGCACGTGATCGATGGTGACGGTCGGCCCGCTCACTTCTTGCCTCCGCTCTTCTTCTTGATCGGCTCGGCGGAAAGATCGCCATACCAAACGACGTTGGCGCCGCGGATCAGCACCGCGCCGAACACGACGGGAATGGGCCGGCCCTCCTCGGCCGTGGGCGCATCGAAATCCTCCAGCGCCGCCGGCTTCGGCGCGGGCGGCTTGGGCTGGAGCGCGATCGAGATCAGCGCGGTGACGACGATGGCGACGATGTACCACATGCTCAAAACACTCCGGTCGCAAACGGGTTCTTCGACGGGATGAAGGGGAAGCCGCCGAAGTTGTCGAGGTTGGAAAAGCGCGCCGCGCACGTGGCGGTGGTGTGATCGCAGCCGGCGGCCAGCGTGACGCCCTCCCCGGGCGCCAGCGGCACCGGATACAGCAGCTCCACGCCCGCGGAGGATTCGCGCACGATCATGTGGCGCGCGCCGGCAGCGGTTTCCAGCCAGCCGCCGGCGAGCGTGCCGGCCACCGCGGCGGGCACGCCGCCCGCGAGATCGACGCTGCGCCCCGTGCTGCTGCTCACGCTGGCGCTGGCGGTGATCGGCGTCGCCCCGCACGCCGCCGAATACAGCACGTGGGAACACGCGCGGCTGTAGAGCCGCCGCAGGCCGATGCGCTTGAGGCTCACCTGGGCGGACTCGCAGCGGATGCGGGCGACGTCACCGGCCACCTCCACCCCGAGCACCCGGCCCATCCAGCGCGTGCCCGTGATCCCGCCATCGACGGTGGCCACGCGCAGCGTCACCGCCGTGGACTCGCCGGTGATCGCGCTCGCCAGCAGATGCCGCACCAGAGCGCACTCCGGCGGCACGGTCAGGTCCAGCGCGGACTTGGCGGCCTCGGCCCCCAGCGCAAGCTCGGTGCGTCCGATCGGCAGGCTCGCATACCGATCCCCGTCCAGCACGACCTCGGGCTCGTGCGGGGTGAGGCGGAACGTGGCGCTGCTGCCCGCGAAGGTGTACAGCTCGATCTCCATCAATATTCCTCCCGGGGCGGCGCCTCCTGCCCGCGCGGCTCGGGCAGCTGACGCGCGGTGATGGGCATCTCGACCAGCGTGGGCGTGTGCCAGTACAGCTCGACGGCGTCGTGGTCGAGGCGGCAGCGCGCAAGCCGCACCACGCGGCTGCCGGCGGGCACCGGCACGTCCAGCCCCGAGCGCAGCACCAGCACGCCGCCCGCGTCGCGATGGGCCGTGGCCGTGAGCGCGTGCTGGCGCGTGCCGTCCGGGTGCAGGATCAGGCAAGCGGCTGGGCGGTGCCAGAAGGCCGAAACCTCCTCGCCCGTCACCCGCAGGAAGCCATCATCGGGGTCAGCCTCTGCCGTCACCCGCAGCACCGGCGCCAGGCCATCGGGCAGCCAGAAGGCTTCAAGGCGGCCCTGCGTGCGCCACAGCCGCGCGCGCCAGCGTTCGATCTCCTCTGCGCCGGCCGCCAGATAGCGCCGCTGCAACGTTGTCGTCGCCCACGGGTCATCGCGGCGCGCCCACGGCTCGGCGGGCGAGAGGTCTTGCCGGGTGAGCGCGCCCTGCGCCGTGACGGAAGGGTCGTCGCGCCAGTTGCCGTCGGGCCAGACCGGCAGGCCGTCGAGCATGGGATCGCCCGGCAGGTCCATGTCCGGCATCGCCGGCAGCGTGAGGCTGGCTGTCACGCTGCCGCCCGCCACGCCGGGCACCCACTGCGCCAGATCGGCCGCCTCCAGCGCCCGGCCCCACACCAGCGGCATGACTGCCGCGCCTGCCGGCACCGCGCGCGCCAGCGGCACGTCCAGCCAGAGCAGGTCCGGCTCCACTTTGTAGATTGCCACCACCTGCCAGCCATCGGCGGCGATCACCAGCGCCTGCGGCATGGCGGTGTCCACGCGCGCAAGGCCGAAGTCCGTCAGGCGCAGCTCTGCCGTCGGCGGCTCCCACCAGGCCGCGTCGAACGCCGTCACGGCCAGCGCCTCATCCCCCGCCTGCGCCGGCTGCACGAGCGCGCACGCCCGCTGCGGCAGCGGCCACAGCGCCAGTCGTCCGAGATGGTCGGCCAGCCAGTCCGCGACCAGCGCATCGCTCGCGCGTCCGTGGCCCACGTGGTAGGTCAGCGTGCGGCGCGGCACCAGGCGCATCGCCTGCCGCGCCTCGTTGCCGCTGGCCAGCCGCGCGACGGCCGTCTGCCACTGCAGGCGCTCGATCAGCGGTTCGGCCCAGTCGTGGCGGAAGGCGAACACGCCGCGCTGAGCATCCGGCCACGGTGCATCGCCGAAGGCATCCATGCCGGTGGCGACGATGGCGGCCGCGGCGGTGTCGCGGCGCAGCACCTCGACCACCAGCGCGGCCAGGGCGTTGCCGCTCTCCGGCGCGGCGAGCGCCTCGGCATGCAGAGCGCTGGCCGCCGCACCCGGCATCGGGGCCGCCATCGCCTCGGCATGCAGGGCGCTTGCCGCCGCGCCCGGCGACGGGACGGCCGCGGTCTCGGTCAGCCCGGTGGCGATGCGCCGCTGCGTCATCCCGCTTCCACCCCGAACTCGGCCGCATTCAAGGCGGCTTCACTCCACGCCGAACCGGCATTCGGATCGGCTTCGAACAGCGCCGTGTGCCAGGCCAGCTGCGCTTGCAGGGGGATGTCGGCGCTCACGGCCGTCTGTCCGCCGCTGAAGGCGAGTCCCTTCAGCGCGCCCGCGCCGGCGTCGGTCTTCTTCGCCAGCAGCGTCACCTGCACGCCGTGGATGGCGGGCGTGGCCATCGCCGGCAGCGGCGCGATGTCGAAGCTCTGGCGCAGGCCGGCCGCATCCGCGCGGATGCCGCTGGCCTCATCGCCGTCGCTCACCGCAGCCCAAGCGCTGGATGCGCCTTCGACCGTCCACTCGGTCAGGCTGCCATCGGCCTGGGGCGGGAGCGCATCGACCCGCACATCACCCAGGAAGGTGGTGTTGAGCGTGCCCGCAGTGTCGGCGAGGTACAGATCGTCCACATCGACCGTCACCAGGCACGGCTCACCCGGCACCGCGCCCACGAAGGCCGTCAGCAGTTGTCCGCCGCCTTGCAGCGTGTTTTGCGCGGTCAGCTGGATGGCGAGGATGCCGTTGACGCGCACGTCCAGCGTGCCGCTGCCGGTTCCCTGCACGACTTTCAGCTCGACGTAGTGCCACCCCCGCGCGGGGGCGGTCGTGACCGAGGTCGAGAGCAACTGGTTGTAGCCGTACTGGTGACGGTAGAGCTTGAGCCGCCCGTCCTCGCCGATCTTGACCAGATGCGCCACCTGCGCGGAGGCGTCGCGCACGCCCAGCAGCACCGGCTCTTGATAGGTGTTTTCGAACGGCGCCACGCGCAGGGCCGCGCCGACGATCAGGCTGGCCGTGCCGGCATCGAGGTTCTTCACATACCCGCCGCCGTTGCCTTCCGGTAGGCGCAGGGCGTAGGAAGACGGCCGCCGGCCGGGGATGCGCGTGGCCTGCGGCGACAGGTACGCCGCCTTGCCGCGCGCCAGCCAGGGCTGGCCGAAGTCGTCCAGCTGCTGCGGGTCGTAGTGGTCGAAACCGTCGATGAAGAGCAAGGCCATGGCTTATCCCTGGAGGGCAGCGCGCACCGCGCGCGCGTTGCGCCCGATGATGTTGAGGATCACCCGCTCGCCGGCGGGCGTTTGCAGGTGGTCGTGGGTGACGCCCGGGTCGATGGCGTTGACGATGCGCACGGACTGCTGCACCGGCGGCGGGGCGGGCGGCGCGCTCACCTGCGGCACCAGGCCGCCGGCGGCGAAGGCCAGGCGCTGCCCGTCCCAGGTAGGCGGTGCCTTGAGGCCGTTGATCGCATCCAGAAACGCCACGCCCACGCGCTGCACGGCCGCCGCGCGCACCACGTACTCGCCGGCGGACAGCCGCGCGGGGATGGAATCGCTGGTTGCGGTGCCGGGGCCGGTGACGTAGCCGCCGGCGGCGAACTTCTTGATGTTGCCCAGCAGCGCCATGACGGCCGCCACCATCGCTGCCATCGCGGCGATGGCCAGCCCCGGGCCGACCACCGGAATCGCGGCCTGCGAGGCGGCCGCCCCGGAGCCGGCTTCCGCCGCATTTGCGCTGACCTTGGCCGCCGTCTCGGCCTGCTTGGTCGCCACCGACTGCGCCGCCGCGGCGGTCTCGGCGGCCTGCTCCTGCTGGAGGAAGCCGAGCTTCAGCGCAAGCATCCGCGCCTGCATCGCCACCCATTGCTGGAAGGGCTGGATCACCATCTGCTGCAGGAAGGCGTCGGCCACCTGGCGGAACAGGTTGGACAGCGCCTCGCGGAAGCTTTGCGCGCCGCTGACCATGCCCTGCACGGCCTGGCCG